TGGGAGCACGGCGCGGGCGATCTGGACACATCCGAAAAGCTCGACAGCAAGCCGCGTCAGCGCAATCAACAGACCCGCGAAAAGGTGGTTTGCCCAGAGTGCAGCGGGGCGCTGCGTGGTAATACCTGCATGGCCTGCGGATGGGAAAAGCCTGCCCGCTCCAACGTGGTGGTCAAAGACGGCGATCTGCAAGCCTTTGATATCGCTGCGGCGGCAATGCAGCCCCGCGACGGATTGCGGGCAGAGTGCCTGAGCGAGCCGCGCCGCGTATGGGACGCTGCGCTGCGATACACGACGACCAGCACGCGTAAGGGCGAGGAGCACGCACGCCGTTGGGCATACGGTGTGTTCCGAGGCGTCTATCCCAACAACAATCTGCCTGCCGGGTGGTTTCACGCACCGGTCAATTTGGCGACAGATCTGCACGCCGACGCGCTGGTTGAGCGAGAAATCCGGCGCTTTCGCAAGAACAGCAAGCGGAGGTCGGCATGAGCCTGCACGACGCCATGCTGTCAGCTTGCGCTGCCGTGGGCATAATCCCGCCTGCGCGCACCAAGACTGGCCGCTGGGTGCCGTGTCCGGTTGAGGGCAAGAGCCCAAGCAACGGCTCAGGTCGGGTGATGATCAACGCTGACGCCAAGACTGGCATTGCGTGGAACCATGTCACAGGCCAGCACAGGCGTTTTTCTGCGGTGGGTCCTGCGGACAAGGCCAACGTCACCAAGCCCAAGCGGGATATGAAGGCCGAGCGTTGCCAGGCGCAGGAACAGGCTGAGGTTGCGCGCATCTGCGGCGACATTGTGCGCGCCGCAACGCTCAGGCCGCATGCGTATTTGGCAAAAAAGGGGTTCGCCGACGAGGTCGGGCTGGTGCTGGATGATTTGCGCCCCTTGATCCCGGATCATCCGCTGGGCCGGTCAATTATGCGCGCACTGCCCGAAGGCGCAGGACCTTGGCTGATCGTGCCAGGCCGGATCGCACAGCAGATCACAACCGTGCAGATCATCGGCCCGGACGGCAGCAAGAAGAACATCTATCGCGGGCGGATGTCCGGTGCGGCGCACAGGATCGCCACGGGGCGCGAGACATGGGTGTGTGAGGGCCTGGCGACAACTCTGACGGTGCGCGCTGCACTGCGGCTTCTGGGGCGGCCAGCAACGGTGTTCAGCGCCTTCTCTGCGGCCAACGTGGCCAAGGTAGCATGCCGGATCAACGGCAGCATCATCGTGGCGGATCACGACAGGCCGCAAGAGCACCTGCACGGCAAGGGCGCGGGTGCGTTTTATGCCTCCGGGACCGGCCATGTGTGGACGCAGCCTGTGGAGGTCGAGGATTTCAACGACATGCACCAGCGCGTGGGCTTGCGGGCCGTGGCGCTGCATCTGCGGGAGGTGACGTCGTGAAGATCATGCGCGACGCGGCTAAACTGGCGCAATGGCGCGCGCCCGAGCCGGACAAGAGCACCATCAAGGCTGCGCGGATGAACAAACGCATCAAGGCAGTGGCTGATCTTGTGCGCACCTACGTGAGCGAGGCCGACATGAGAAAGCTGCGCCAGCGCGGCTGTCTGCACTCGGTGGATTTTCCAGAAAAGCGTGATCGCACGCTCAGAAATGGGGAGGGATCATAGCCCGCTGAAGCGGGAGCCTTGCCGGTCGGTTTAGACGACGGTGGCGGCAAGGCGCAAAGCCCACCATGGGGCGGGATCAAAGGCAAAGGGCAGTCCGAAAGGTTGAGGCCCGATCCCCGGCGCAGCGTTCAAGCGTCGCAAGCAGCAACCGACCGACAGGCGGAAACGCACGACCTGTTGGGCCCTAAGCGGCGGGCGGCTCCGATGAGCAGGTCAAGATCGTGCGGGCATAGGGACGACCACCGGCTTCGGCCGGGGCTGGTCGTCCTATGCCCATTCACAACAGGCTCACCAATGAGCAGAGACTTAGAGAGCAACATTAGAAGTAGAGAGATACGCGAGGAAATCAGGAAATGAGCAGATACGCAGTCACCGCAATTTGCGCCAACTTTGCAAAAATCGGCGACGTCATCCGAAACGCCGTGCAGGCCGATGCCATGGCCAAAATGGGGCGCGCAGATTCGGGCGTGGTTTTGGGCAGCGCGAAAGTGCAAGGCCCGATCTCGCCAGAGGGCGCGCCATGACAAGGCTGGTCTCAAGCATCTACCACAAAGGCCCCAGCGAGTTTGAGGCCGAACGTCGGCAGCGGCAGGTCCGCGAACAGAGCGGAAAGGCCTGGCGCGAGCGCGGCATCGCCATGATCCCGGTTGATGATTTGGTCAGTGATTGGGACCGGCAGGCGGTGACCAATATCGCCAACCGGCTCTATGGGAGGCGCTTGGATGCCAAAGATTGACCTGCGCCAGATTGAGCAGCCGACATGGACGCCAGAGCTGGTCCGCGACCGGATGATCGAGGCGGTCTGCTGGGCGCGCTACAATGGTGGCCCGACAGGTCCGGCACCTTTGCGCTCCATGATGCCAAAATTTGAGCCAACGCTGGTGGACCACCTCGCCGAAGGCTGGGGCCTCCCGGAAAAGGCCGAAGGGGTGGACGAAGCCAGCACGGTGCTGCGCATCCCGCTTTCGCCAAAGCGCGTCGATGAGATGATCTGGGTCCTTGATTGGTGCCGGTTGTACCTTGCTGGCGATCGCCCCGGGGACGCCGTGATCCTGAACCTCTGGCTGCGGTGCCGGGTCTACAGGGGTAACTTCGGTGCCGCGCTGGAGCGCCGCGGCTTCGCACTGACCCGTCGCCATGCCTACCGGATGCGCGACCGGGCACTGTCACACATATCGCAACGCCTTGATGGGGAGGGCTTCCGGCCATGAGCAAAAAGCGCAGGGACAACATGCAGCGCCTCAACAACGACCCTGACTTTGCAGCTGCCCGGGACGCGCGTGCGCGCGAGCGGTTTGCGGCCGACAACCCCCGCCTGCAGCGGCTCGCCAATATCGCAAAACGCGGCTGCGACGTGCCGCCCCGGCTTGAAGCGGAGTGGAAGGCGCTCAAGCAGATGAAGATCGCCAACCGTGAGGCGGCAGGGATGCTCAATATCGCGTGGCTCGGCGATCCCGAGGACGCGGCCGATGCTCGCTGGGCATCCCGCCGTGCATGTCATGTCGTCGACGAGCTGATCGACCTGATCGAGACCGATCGCAAGGTCGATCCCGACTTTGCCTATGAGCTGATAGAAAGGGGCAAGCGCATCAAGCGTATTCTCGAGTGGAACACTGAAACCGACGGGACAAACCGATGAAGCGCGCAGAAATCCTTGCCACCGCCACGGAATACGTCACCCAAGATCGGGCCGCCATGAATGGCGATGCGGAGGACAGCTTTGCAGAGCTGGGGCGCGTGTGGGGCGCTCGGCTGGGTGTGGTGATTGCCCCGCATCAGGTGTCGATAATGCTGTCCGACCTCAAATCGATCAGGGCGTGGCACAATCCTGGGCACGCGGACAACTGGGTTGATGGGGCCGGATACTTTGCCTGCGGTGGCGAGATCGCCACGAAGCGCCATTCATAAGCAAGGCCGATGGTGGCTGTGGCATTGACCACTGCCGCGACGGCGACAGCCTGCCGAGCCTGCCGGTCCATGTGTATCCTCGGCAGGACGTCGAGTATGACCAGCGCTGCCCACCACCAGATCGGCAATCCAGCATTCGAGATGGATCGGTTTGTGACATCGCAAATGTTAAGATGCTGCAATTGCCCACCGCATGCTTAAACCCTCATGTTTTCTTCAGCATTTGCTGAATTCTGCATGCTGGACGTTTGCTAGGATCGCGAACGCATCCTTTGACCGACACGGTCAAAATCGGCTATTCCTCGTGTGCGGCGGCCAATAGCGCCTGCAGCCAGAAAAAACCCAAACATCGCAGCATCGAAATTCACCCAGCAAAATAGGCTCGGGCAGGGGGGTGGCATCGTGAATGTGATCATCCGCGACCTCGACCAAACCCGCATCCACTTCGAGGCAGCAGTCCAGCGCGTCGGTGAACAGGCGGCAACGCGCGCCTTCAATCGCGCCCTCAACAGCGAGGGCGACAAGGTGCGCACCGCAGTCCGCCGGGCCCTGCGCCAACAGACAGGCGCCAAGGTCGCACTCATCAACCGCGAGACCCGATCCTTCCGGTCGACCTTTTCCAACCTCGTCTACACGATCGAGGCGCGCGGCGATCACCTCGGGCTCTCCCACTTCGCGCCCCGGCAGTTCCGCTACGGTGTGCGCGCAAAGCCATGGGGCCGCTTCCAACGCTTCGAGGGCGCCTTCCTTATTGGCAGCCTTGGCAACAACGCCTTCGTCCGCGAGACCGCAGCACGCTTTCCGATCAAGAAGATGTTCGGCCCCGCGATCCCGAAGGAGATGGTCCAGCACGAGACCAAGCGGGCCTTCGAGGAAACTCAACCCGACGTCCTGGCCGAAGCCCTGCGCCAGCTGCAACGGATCATCGAGGGTCGCTGACAAACCGCCCAGAGGCCCGCGCCCACAGCGCCACGGAGCGGACCGTACAGAGCGGACAGCGCGCGCGGCACCAGGACCCTATCGCGAAGCCAAAGGCGAGTCACAGCGGCCCCTGCGCGCCTCACAGACCCCACCCCTTGGGTCCCCTCCGGAGAGGGCTGAGATGCGGGGCCGCCGCTGCGCGGTATTTGCGTGTTTTTTTTGAGTTCAAAAACCCATTACGTTATGTTTTGCCTCCCCCCGATCCGCCCCGCATACCCAGCTTTTATTGGGTATCTTGCGCTGCCCCAGCCTTGATGGAGTGAGACCTTGCCCCCCAGCCTAGAGCCCACCACCAGCCGCCTTGACGCCACCCGGTGGCCCGCCTCAAAGATCGAGATGTGGCCGGTCGCGGACCTCGCGCCCTACGTCAAGAACGCCAGGACGCACCCGCCGGAGCAGGTTGACCAGATCGCTGCATCGATGGAGCGGTTCGGTTTCACGATGCCGATGCTGGTTGCAGAGAACGGCACGATCATTGCAGGCCACGGCCGGTTGATGGCCGCTCTGCAGCTGGGAATGGATGAGGTCCCGGTGATGATTGCGCGGGGCTGGTCGGACGAGGACCGCCGCCTCTACACGCTTGCTGACAACCGGCTTGCCGAGACGTCTGAATGGGACCCGGAGATGCTGCAGGTCGAGTGGGACGAGCTGCGCGAGCTGGGCCTTGGCGCCGACTTGGATATGTTTGGTTTTACCGATGACGAACTGCAGGGCTTGTTGCCTGATGCGCTATTGGAGGCGACGGGTGGACTGACGGACCCCGATGACGTGCCGGAGGTGCCAGAGGTTCCGGTAACACGGCCAGGGGATGTTTGGGTCCTCGGCAAGCACCGGCTGCTTTGCGGCGACAGCACGGTGGCCACGGATGTCGAGAAGGTGCTGAATGGCGTGGTTCCCCTGCTGATGTGTACAGATCCACCCTACGGTGTTGAGTACGACCCGAGCTGGCGCAACCAGGTAGGGGCGGCCAAGACCAAACGCACCGGCAAGGTGCTGAACGATGATCGGGCCGATTGGCGCGAGGCCTGGGCGCTATTTCCGGGCGACGTCGCCTATGTCTGGCATGGCGCGCTGCATGCGCGTGAGGTGATCGAAAGCCTGGAGGCCTGCGGCTTTGCCATGCGGTCCCAGATAATCTGGGCCAAGGAGCGGCTGGTGCTGAGCCGGGGTGATTATCACTGGCAACATGAGCCTTGCGCATATTTTGTTAAAAAGTCCCGCAAGGGCCACTGGGCCGGGGATCGCAAGCAAACCACGCTGTGGCATATCTCCGGCAAGGACCAGGATGTCGCCACTGTCCACGGTACGCAAAAGCCGGTGGAATGCATGCGCCGCCCGATCGAGAATAACTCGAGCCCCGGACAGGCGGTCTATGAGCCGTTCATGGGATCCGGCACCACTTTGATCGCGGCTGAGATGTCAGGGCGCGCCTGCTTGGGGATCGAGTTGAACCCAGCCTATATCGATGTGGCTATCCAGCGCTGGCAGGACTTCAGTGGCGAGACGGCGGTGCTGGAAGGGTCGGGTGCGACCTTCGCTGAAACGATCACGGCCCGCCTTGATGGCGAGCCGGAGGAAAATGCTGCTTGAGACAGGCGGTCAGGCGATACGGTAGACCCGGCCACGCTCCATTTTCTCGGAGGTGATGGTCAGGCCAAGGCGCTTTTTAAGCGCGCCGGACATAGCCCCACGAGCGGTGTGCTTTTGCCATTGAGTGGCAGTCACGATCTCGTCAATCGTGGCGCCCTCAGGACGGGACAGCATGTCGATCAGCGTGGCCTGCTTGGTGCCCTTACGCGGCGTGTGTGCCTTGGGCGAGGCCTCAGTCTCGGATAAGTTGTCCGGCGTGGGCCTGTCGGTTGGCGCGTCAGATGCGCCCGCAGACACCGTGCTCGCGTCCTCAGTCTCGATGCCAATCGCGGCAAGCCCTGCATCAGTGGCAACCAGCGTGACGCCGTGGCCATCGCCGGTTTCGCGCCAGAGGGGCTCGCCTTTGCGCATGTCCGCGTCGACCTCTTCGATCAGGCCTTTTGCGATCATGGTGCTGACCACCTTGGCGGCGGCTCCACCACGCAGGCTTTCGGGCAGTGGCAGGGCGACGCGGTCCGTGTTTTGGGCGGCGCGCGACAGAATGATTGTTTGGGTGTCGGAAAGTTGGGTCATGCTGGTCTCCGGTGTGTGGGCAACGCAGGATACGCCGCCTCCTACCGGGTGAAGCCCACCATTTGGCGGGCCGTGCGCTGCGCCGAGCCTGTGGATTATTCCGCGTGTTCGCCCTCGCCAAAAGCGCTGTCGGTGATGCGCTTCAAAAGGCTGGCGTAATGCTCGAGGGTGCCGACGTGGCCCCAGTGGATTTTGTCGGGGTGTTTATGGAAGTGATCATCGCTCAGTGCCTGCAAGCGGGCCAACATCGCATCGATCTGCGTTTTCTTTGATATGAAAGCGTTCAGGGCTGCGGTGTTGTCGGTTGCTGTGCGTTTCATGGTGCGCGCTCCGTGGTTGGTGTTGCTCAGTCGAGCCAGAATTGGGTTGCGGTGATCGCGTGCAGGCGAAAGCTGTCTTCTTCGTAGCCGTCCACAAAACCCCAGTACTCAAAGCTTGTGTGCCCCGCGCCAAAGGAGCATGCGCTGAGGGTCTCGCCGGTGAAACGCGTGCGGTAGTATGTGCGACCGTCTGGGCCGTCGATCGTCTCGGGCATCTGGTCCTTGGGAGTGTGGATCGTGTTGGTCATGGCGCGGGCTCCGTGGCTGGGTGTGTCGCTGTTTGTGTAATCACATTCGCTTTTCTGCCGCTTGTAGTGTAGACAATAATGAGCAATATCATTGCTTTGTGAGTAATAACCTGGGCGTATGGCTGAGGCTGGTTGGTGGCGTCTGAAGCTTAAAGGATGCCGATTTCTTTCAGAAGTGCGACGACCTCTGGCAGCTCGATGAGCAAACAGTCGATCCCAACCCTGCCGGCCATCGGAAAGACCTCGGCGTTCAGGTTTTTGTCACCAAGGTGGCGCTGCAAGGTTTCGGGGGTCATCAGCTGGATCAGGTTGTTGTGCCCGATCAGAATGCGCGTGGTGTCGGATGTTGTTGCGATGGTCATGTTCGTTCTCCAGGGCTGTTTTGGCTTATGCGGTCAGGTCGATGATTGCGCGGTCGGCGCGGGCGGTTGCCCAGATTTGGTCGATCGTCTCATCTGTCAGTGGGCGTCCCATCCGCTTTGCAAGGTGTTTTGCGTCGGCGATCGCGCGGCCAAATTGGCGTAGCGTCATGCCAAACTCGAGGTCTTGGCCGTGTTCGTGGGCCATGTAAGCGCGGAATGTGTCGGCGTTGAAGTTGTCGGCGGCGAGGTCGGTGTAGGTGATGCGGGTCATTGGCTTATCCCTGTGAATGCTGCGTCGTTTCGTATAATCACATTCGCTCTTGCGCCCATGCCTATCAAGAGAAATAGACTTTAAAACAGGGACTTAAGTGAATGGCTAATGAGGGCGAAAAACAAAGAGGCAACGTTCTCACCGTCACGCAGGCGGCAGCGCTGTGCAATCGCAGTGTGCCGTGGGTGCAGATGCTGGCCAAGGGCGGCTACATCGTCAAAGAGGCACACGGCAAATACACACTGGTGGCGATTATTCGCGGTGTGATCGCCTATTATGAGGACCTGCAGGCAAAGAGTAACAAGGCGGCAGCAGCAAACCGCGCAACAGACGCGCGGACCAGGGAGATTGAGCTGCGGATCAAGGAACGAAGCCGGGAGCTGATCCCGATCGAAGATGCGCGGGCAGAAATCGCTGACTGGACCTCCGCTTTCCGGGCTGAGCTTCAGGGCCTTGCCGCTCGGTTCACGCGCGACATGCAGGAGCGCCGCAGGCTTGAGCAGGAAATAGATGGCGCACTCGAACGACTTTCTCGGCGGACCAGCGAAGCAGAGCAGGCTCTCGCGTCTGGTGAAGGAGCTGTTGCGGCCGAGCCAGAAGCGTGATCCGGCGGACTGGGCCGCCGACAACCGCGTCTATCCGGAGACGGCTGGCATCCCAGGCCCGCGTGACCCATGGCTGACGCCTTACATGATCCCGTGGTCCTCGGCGGTTCATCGGGGTGGTTATCGCCGCATCGTGGCTGTGACCTCGGCGCAGTCGGGCAAGACCGACAGCATGCTCGACATTATCGGGGCACGGCTTGACCAGCGTCCAGCGCCGATCATCTACGTCGGCCCGACCAAAGAGTTTCTCACGGACCAATTCGAGCCCCGCCTGATGGGTCTGCTCGATGAGGCCGAGAGCCTGAAGAACAAGGTCGTGCGCGGGCGGCGCATGAAAAAGACCCTCAAGCATGTGGCTGGCGTTCGCGTTCGCCTTGCGCATGCAGGTTCGTCCTCGGCCCTGAAATCAG